CCCAACGCCGTCGATTATATGGGTTTTATCCCATATGTAAACCCCCATAAAAAAGCCCCGCCGGGCGGGGCGGGGCGATAGGCGGGCGGGGCGGGTTATTCTTTGCCGATATCCCCGGCGACGTGATGCCGGATGATTGACCGGGGCGGCAATTCGGCGGCGAATTCGCGCAACCGCTCGGCATCGGTCCGGCCGTCGTCGTCGGCATCCGATAAAGCTTGCCAGTGTATAGCAACATGACCATGCCCGGCATAGCATCCGCCCGGATCATCCGACGCGGCTTTATTTTTGCCGGGGCCATGCGCGGTGAATAGAACAGCAAAAGCCCGGTCCAGCCGAGCGCATAACGGGCCAGCCGCGCCGCCGCAATTAACGCAACCGATTTTTTTGTTGTACTCGGCCGGGCACCGCACCGCGTCGGCGGTCCGAGGCTTGGCGCTATTGTCGGTTATTTTAACGTGCTTTGCATTGCCGCGATTTTTCCAGAATTCGGCCGGGACTACCGCAACCGCTGGTATCCCGGTTGCTATGCATGAAACCGCCGCGTTTAAATTGGGGGCGCTATAGTTTATGACTGTCTTATTGGGGGCCAGTTTATGCGCCCAATATAACGGGGAAAAATGCGAGTAGGTAAAAGAGAAACCGCCCCGGGGCTTGGCATCTAATACGGCGGCCAAATATTCGTCGTCGATATCGGCCGGGGCGCAACCGCGCCCGCTAGGGTTTAACTCGCATGACGCCGGGCAAGTGTCGAACTTGTCGGCCCGGCCCGCCCGGTAGGTAACAGCAATCCCGGCGGTTTTATTCGCTTGTGATAATTTAACAGTTTTCAGCATCGTTTTAATTCCCGTATTTTTAAAAGATATCGCCTTTATCGCATATTGTCTTATTCATGGCAAGCCCCAACAAAAAAAGCCCCGCCGATTAGGGCGGGGCCGGTTGTTATATATGCGGGGCGATTATGCGGCCACCGCGACGCGACGCCAGTCGGCCGGGCGCATGTCCAGCAATTGACCGCCGCGCTGTTGCCACATATCGACGTCGTCGGCGTCGGCCTTGTGAGATACGGCCGTCACGGCATTAATGAGGGTGGCCCGGGATAGGGGCTTTTCCCGCTCATATCCGGACTGGCCAATAGTATCCAAAAGCCCGTTTAAAACGTCGTCGGTCTCTTTTTTGGTCAACTTCATAACCGCGCCAAGATTAGCCACAACGTCGGTTTTGTCGATTGCTTCGCCGTCGATAACGTCGGCCGCCGCGTCGCGCATTTTCTGCAACACGTCGTCGAATGCATCACGGCTGGAATAAACCCCGACAAGGTCCCGGATTTTTAATTCCAGCGCCCGGTTATCGGCATCTTTTGCCTGATCCGATAGCAAGCCCCAATCGTCGGCATCACGGCCGCTAGTGATATGGCTGGACCGGGTTTTATTTTGGGTTTGCATCCCATTAAGGCAAGCCAATGTCCAAGCGATTTGATAAACCGAAACCGAACCCGCGCCAACTTCACTATTCTGCAAGCCAATGCCATTGGCCATAGTGTCGCCAACGGCCGCGCCGTCGCCAGTATGCACCAGTGATTTCAGGCGCAAATAAAGGCGCTTGTCGGTTACCTCGGCATTAACAACCTGAAACCGGGCGTCGCTATCCATCAATTGCGGCAAGGCCGACTGCAACAAATTGACATGGTCAAAAGTTTTAAACTTGTCAGAAACAAAAGCCCGCAACGTGCCGACGCCGCCGTCGGTCAAGGCCAGCCCGGCATGGGTGCGTAACATCCGGACGGCAGGTTCTTTCTGCCAGATAGCGTTAATCAGGCCGTCGAATTCGGCAGAATAGCCAGACTGCAACCGCCGGGCGGTTCTAACGTCAATCCCGGCATGGCCAGCAATTTGACCAAAAGCCACATCGTTAACATTAAAAAGCTTTGTCGGAACCCCGCCCCGCTGTTCAACTACGATTTGCGGGTTGCCCTGATGATCAGTGGTTTTCTGCAAATCATGCGTCGGTGCGATATAATCTTCTTTCCGGGCCGCATCGTCGCGGACCTTTTCCAAAAGACGTGTCAGAGTGTTTTTGCCGTTTTCAATTGTATGTGTCATTTTCATTTTTCCCGTAATTATGGGGCTGGCCGACGCCCCGTTAAATATGGCCTATGAGGGTTGTCTCATAAAAGCCCGTACAATGCAATAGTATTTTTTAAAATTTCTATCACCGGGCAAAAGAAAACCCCGCCGGGTGGGGCGGGGCTGTTCTGTTATCGTCGGCGGCGCTTTACATACCGGGTTCGCTTTTGTGTGTGCTTTTCCCAGTCCGGGCCATAAAGCAATCGTCCAATAATCGAAAGTATAAACATTAGATCCCCTACGTTAGTTGATGGTTTGGCCAGTGTGGATCCACACCGGGGCTTGGGTTTCGATCCAGACCTTGGCCCCACAAGATAGGGGCTTGTCTGGCGAATATACAACGCGGGACAGGCCGTCGATTTCTGCCGCATATGTATAATGATTTTCCCGGCCGCATTTAACAGTAATGGGCGGGTTCGCTTCGCCATTCTTTTTATTGGCCCGAATGACGTGCTGATTAATGTGGATGCGCTTTTTTCTAGGCATTGCTCGGACCCTCTTTCAAAAACCATGATTTATTCGTTTCGGTGGTCCAATTGTCGTCCGCCGTTTTAACGCACTCATAAACAACAGCCACCAGATCGTCCGGATAATTGACGGGTTCGTCGCTACCTACCGCAAAGCCACAGATATCGAACATCCGGTCCCCAATTTGGACACCGATCCATTCTCTATCATCCTGCAAGTTTTCATACCACGCATTGCCCCGACATCGGTAATCTTCAAAACGCAATTGCGCTTCAAAATGCGCGGTCAAAAAGCCTTTTTCATAATCGGATAATTCCAACATCGTTTTTAACTCCCGTAGCTGATTAACGATCATTTACCTATATGCGATTATGTAGGACATGTCAATTCAAAGATAGTGTCCCAGTGAAACGGCTGTTCGCATCTGAACAAGGGTTCGACTTTCGTGATGCCGTCCATTTTTAAATCAACTGCCGCACTAGCTGGATACAGCAGGCACTCGGCTGGCTCGGTGGGTTTAGTCTGACGCTTAATCAATATCCAACTACTACTATGATGGTGCCGAGTTAACCACGCCACTTGTGACGGCTGTAGTGTGACGGCATTGCCTGTCAGATATTTAAGCTCAATAAAATGAAAATTACCCCGCTCATCACAGATAAGAAGATCAGGTATCCCGGCTCCCACATAATTTTCAATCCGGGTCAGTAATAGTTTCCGGCTCGACCTCTGGGCCGCTTCTTTCACTTGCTTGTAAAAGCCTGCCTCGCGCTTTGTCGCGATTGTCAGGGTTGTCTTTTTCTTCGGGAGTGATGTTGATTGTGACCGGGGCATAGCTTTGTTTTATTTCCTCTAGCGCTTTCAGAACGTCTTCTTTGCTCATGCTATCAATAGAGCCGTGACGGATTTCTGACTTGTTGACATATATGTCCCCCTGCGCTTGTCCCCGGCGATACTCAGCTTGAACAGCCGCGCTATACGCGCCGTTTTGCAAGGCGATATCCCGGATGTTTTGCAAATCCCGTAAATGACGCTGATATGTGACGCCGTACTTTTCATCCAGTTCCCGGCGATAGGCTTGTATAGCGGCAACGACGTGCGGCGAGATATGTGGGTTGGTCAACTCATAAGCCCGAGTGTGAGCAGAGCTAGCAGAATATCCTGCATTGATTGCCGCTTCCCTCAAAGTTATCTGCCCGTCTTTGCTGACAAGCTCACGGACAAAAAGTTCTTGCTTCCGGGTTAGGGGCTGTTCGACCGTGGCAGGCGGTCTGCCTCTCCGGTCCCGTGGTTTACCTGTTACTTTAGAAGCCGCTTTTGCTGACATAGGATTTCACCGTTAATAAGGTCACGTCCCATATTTTATACAGGAACTACCTATATAGGGTCAAAAATATTTTTTATAAAAAACGCGCTCAGATCGCATTAAGGCCGATTTTGGATTTAACAAAAGGTTACACCTTGTATTTCATAGTGTAACCTAGAAGTGTAACCTTTTTTCTTTTGTT